GTACGGGCCGCCTCGGCGCAGGGATTTTGATACCCCCTCCCGCCGCTGCTTGATATCCTCCCAGTCCGCCGCGGTAATGTCATCCAGTTTCTGTATTTTTTTCATGCGTCTCCCCTGCTCATGTCAACGGCTTGCCGTCTGCATCCACCATCACGCATACGCCGCCGCTATATACGCGCAAATACTGCACGCCCGTTAGTGTGTCAACATATATTACATACGTCGCGCCAGTCTCGATTACTTGCACTCGCCTGTCATTACTAATCTCCGTGGTTTTTCCGTCTGCGCGTCCGCACGCAGATATGATTAGCAGGGCTAACATTGCCATCGCTATTGCTCATTTCATTTTTCTGCCTCCATCTCCAAGCGTCTCTTTTCCTTTTTCAACCTTGGCAAAGGGCGTCCACGTTTTCCCTATGTTGATGTTGATTTTCATGTATCCTCCTTAAAATCCCTTAGCCCTGCTAATGCCGCCACAAAGCTATCAAACTCCGCCATATGCCCGACTTTGCGCAGCTCGTCGTTTTTGCAAAAGCTCTGGCGCTTCTTCCCGTCGTGCGTCAGACACTCGTAGTATTCGCAGCCTCTAAACCCCGCACGATATGTCCCCTTGCCCAAATAAATCATATATCTATCGGGGTCGTTTGGCGTGCGTTTCTTGTAGCCTACTATATCTCCCCTCAAAAATTCTGTCATCGTTCTTCCTCCTTTGCTGCCTTTTCAGCTTGATCTACCGCCCATTCAAGGGCGCTTACAATCTCGCCTTTGTCGCTCAGCTCATACCACGGGCGGTTGTGGCGTACCGCCCATGTTAGCCGTCTCTGTGCTGCGTCGCGCTGCTCCCGCAGGATGTCAAGCCGCACTCGCGGCCACTTTACCGTATCGTATCTCATTAGTTCTCGTCCTCAGTCAAACCTATACCCATTCGGTTTTCCTTTTTGTCCAAACTTAACGCCGCTATAAGCCCTTCAATTTGTTCTATCACCCTTTTGCACTCGCTCACCATTTCGCAGGTCGTCCACTTCTTAGCAAGCGATTCGCGCGGCATATATCCGCTGTAGTCCGTGCAATGGGCATAATCCCAGCCGATATACCGCCCCTTATTATTCGCTACCACAAGTTCCGCGCTTAAGTATGTTATTCCGCCGTGGCAGTCTATTGCATCTTCTATATATTTTTGTTCTTCCCGCGTCATGTTCAACAGGTCGGACACATCAACGTATGCACACGGGTGCGTGCCGAAACTGACAACATAATAATTTCGTCCGTGGTAAACGCCGTGGGCTAAAACCTGCGGTTCGCATCGGCTTTTCTTGTACACCATATCGTGCAAATCGCTCATCATTCTTTTTCCTCACAGTACCGCACACCTGCGGCTTCCAACGCTTCCCAATTCTCATCATACACGCCCGCAGGGCCTTCAAAATCGCGGCACATTATGTATGTGCGTACCAGGTCAAAATCGCATATGCATTTACGATCACAGTACATGCGCTTCGCTTTGCGCCGTGATTCCGCCGCAACGTATAGCCCCGCTTCATACAAATAATCCGTGCAAAAATATAAATTCATGCCTTCTTTTCCTCTTTTAAGTCCTTGTTGATGTATGCTCCCATAGATACTCCTTTATTATTCTTATTGCCTCGCCCGCACCCCTGCAAACAGCGGCCTTATAGCCTTGCCCCGCAAGCGCGGTTATCCAGCTTTTTTGCGTCTCGCTCACCGTGCCGCCCTTTTGCCGCTTTAGCTCGATGTATAGGCCATGATACCCGCCACGGCTCACGGGTAAGCACATATCAGGCACGCCCGCTTTCACTCCCTGCGCCTTCAGCGCGATTGCGGTCTTAATTGCCCGCTTGCCGCCGTTGGGTATGGCGTACAGAAGTCCCAGCTCGGGGCGGGCGGCGGTCTCCATTGCCGCCCATTGAAAGATTATCCGCTGCTCTGCGTCCTCCAAGGGCACGGTTGGCGGGGTGTATGTGCGTCTCATTTTCTCCCTCCCCGCGCTTCGGCGGGCGCGTATCCGTCCGCCTGATATATCCGCATTGTCTTGCCATCTATCCGCATGCGTACAAGCCCTCCGCGCTGGCATGCCGAGCGGTATGCCCTGTATAGGTCTTGGCGGCTGGTTGCGGTGTACAGCACCTTTGTAACGCCGCAATTTATCTCGATTAGCTCGTATGTGTGCATCTTATCCACCTCCCAGCAAGTCTGTCCCTAAGCTGTCAAGCTCTGCCGCGCTGTATGCGCGGCTGTTCCCAAAATCCCGCGCCCTGTTGGGTTTCGGTGCAGCCTTGTTGCTGCTGATTATCTTAGCGTTCAGGTAGGATTCGAACTTTGGGCCGAACAAGGTTAGCGGTCGAAGGAACTTTTCCCATTCAGTCCCGCGCCATTCTTCGCACTTTTTGTCTATCACCTTTTCAAAGTCCTCAACCGTGAAGTTCTCGGCTAATCGTGCATCGATTTTCGCTCTTGTATCCTTGCACGATGCCCTGTATTGTGTTCCAGCCTTGACGTTCAGGTAGTCCACAATGTGCTTGTACGGTTTTGCTCCCTGTTCCGCGCAGTATGCGCGTACCTCGTCCGCTGTGGGTTTGACAAAGCGTTTTTCTGGGGGGCACTCCCCCTTAGGGGGGATATCCCCGTTAGGGGATAGGGGGATAATATTATTCTCTTTGTCTTTGTCTTTGTCTTTGTCTTTGTCTTTGTTATCTTTCGTTTGCTTTTTTTTGCTTTCTTTTGCTTTCGGTTGCTTTTCCTCGCTTTCGGTTGCTTTTTTTGGTCTGCCGCCTTTGCGCCCGTTTTCGACCCTTTTCCCGAGTTCGGCCTGTGCCCGGTCTATATTTTGCTTCGCTATCGGCCACACAAATCGCTCAGCTCCCGAAAGCGCGCCCACTTCGCCTGTCGATGCATATTGCAGCATCGACATGAAAAGACGGCCCCGCTCGGCATCCGAAAGCGCCTCCATGACCTCGGCAAAGTCTGTATAGACTTTAAGATACTTCATAGCCTTGCTTCTCCTTCGTGTTGGGGCGGTATCACAGCTCCGCCCCAGCGCTGTTTTTATCTTCAAGCGACCAGACCATAATCTCTGTAGATTAAATTTTGCTAACGTGCGGTCGCTTAAAAGCTTTTTATCCGCCGCGGCTTGTGCAAACGGCATTGATGTGGTATAATATCAATGCGGTCTTTAAGACTGCGGCTTTATCGGCTCACCGTTGTTAACTCCCTCGGTGGGCTTTTTCTTTGCTTCCATGGTTTTTACCTCCCCTTATCTTTGCTTTTTATCTTCGGCCAGCCTCGCCCTGCGATACTCATCGTATGCTTTTCTGTAGCGGTAGCTGTCGCCGAAGATGGTCCACGCTGCCTTTACAACCAGAGGCTCATACGGTGGTCTGTCCGTGTATACACGGCTCTTAAATGTCTCCTTACTCATACTTCACTCTAACTTGCTTGTAACTTGATTTTCACGCCCTGCGGCGGTTGTTTTTCCCCGATTGCGGGGCTTTTTTTACTTGCTTGCGGCAGATGTCAAAAGCAATCGCCAGCAGTACAGCCTCGCCCGCGAGCATATACACCCATAATGCGATATACCATATGTTCATCTTTTCTTCCGCCTTTCCGCATCTATGTGTGCCGACCGCACCCAATACGCTTCTTTTTGCCCGCGCAGCTTGTCCTTCATTCTGTCCGCCACGGCGCGGGCGATAAATTCAGCCCTTGTCATTTTCGCCACAGCTTACCTCCTTATAATGGCAAAATCGGGGTATTTCTGCTTGCGCGTCTTACCCGTCTCTGCCATGTGCGCCATGCTCCGCACCATCACCAGCGGCTTCTCCCCGCCTGTGCCTGTCAGCCGCCCATCGGCCAGCATCCGCCGCACGGTGACGGGGCTGACATTTAGCAGTTCAGCGGCCTGTGCGGTGGGGACGTATTCTCCGTGCGCCCGCACCATGCGATCTTCCACCGCCGCGGCATCGTTTATACGCTCGTCCACGGCCTGCTGTATCATCTCCCGCAGCATCTTTTCAAAATCCACTGCTCTTGCCCTCCCATTGTAGCTCTGTGATCTTTATTCCACGGTATATGGTCTCCGCCCACCTATGTTTACCTTCCGCCGCCTCCTTCCACTTCTCCCCGGTGATGCGCTCAAAGGCCTTCCTGCCCGATAGGAACATGACGTGCCGCCCGTACTCTTGGGCCGTGATATCGATATAGTAGTTATAATTGAGGTTCGCGCAGGGGTTAATCCCGCACTCCCTCAGCAGCCCGTCAGCCGCGCGCATAGCGGATATGGCGTACGCTATCATCCCGATCGCCCTGTCAAGCTTCTCCCTGTCGCTCTCGCGCTCGCAGTCGCAGCGCTCCCCGCTGTCAAGGTTCGCACCGCAATTTTCACACTTCCTCATTTCCTCTTTCCTCCTTCTTTTTTCACATCGGCAGTTGCCGTGAAAACTCTGTAAGCGCGTCCATAACGCCGTTCAAAATGTTGTAGGCGCAGGCGTATGTGATGTGCTTTGACCGCAAAAGGCCGATTATCTCATCTATGATGCCCTGTGCTTCCTTATCCTCTAAAATCTCCTTGCAGGTCAAAATCTGCGTTAGTGTTTTCATAGGTCTGCCATTGCTCCTTCCCAGCATGTCCATAATGTCTATGAGCTGCCCTTCCGTAAGTCGGATTTGCATTTTCGCTTCTCCTAAGCAGTTCACGCTTGTCTTACAATCCAGCATCTTTTCTCCTTCTTTTACTCCTTTCTCATTCAAGCCCCTTCTCTTTGAGAAAAGCTTCCGTTTTCTCTTGTAGGACTTTGTCATACTCTTTCTTGGTCTTTTCTTCGGTAGCTGCAAAAAGAGTATCTTTGTCGATATCGGGGAAAAAGCGGCTCTGAATCGCGCACACTTCATCCCACTTAAAAGCTCGCGTGCCAGCGATTTTTTGTGACAATGCTCTCGGAGTTATACCGAGCGCATCTGCGATAGTGTTTTGCCTCATTCCCCTTTCGACAATTTTGCCCTTCAAAAAGCTATACATCATTACACCTCCTTGGATCGCAAGTACCATCGGCGGTACTTACATGCATATATTAGCACCATTATTGGTACTTGTCAATCATTTTTTTGATTTTTTGTTCCGTCAACGGAACTTTAATTCTTGATTTAATAGTTTTCCCGTTGTATAATATCGGTAGATAAAGCTAAGGAGTTAAGAGAATGCCTACAAAATTTGAGAAAATAACGCAGTTGCGAAAAGCGTGTGGCATGGATTTAGAAGCCCTTGCGGCTGCTTCCGGTGTGCCGCTTAGCACACTGAAAAAGATAAGCAGCGGCATAACGACAAACCCAAACCTTGAAACGATGAAAGCGATTGCGCGGGCGCTGGGCTGTACGCTGGACGATTTAACAGACGCAACCCCCGCGCAGATGGAAGCTGAAAAGGCCGAGATACTTAATCTTTACGATTGTCTCGATGAAGCGGGACGGGCTGCACTTGCGTCATATGCGAAATTTTTAGCAGCTCAGCGTAACAACGAAGAAGGTTAACGCCTTCTTCGTCCAGGCGTTCAACGGTGTGCAACAATTCAGTTCGTGTCATTTGTTTCTACCTCCTGCAAAAAGTTGATATATGATACTATATCACCGACACCACACGGCAAAGGCCGTATGATGGTGGTCGGGGGCGGGGAGAAGCAAAAGGGAACCGCCCCCGGGTGCGCCCCTATGCGCATATCAAGCGTACCGCATATCGGGAGCAATTTATAGGGCTAAAAATGAGCCTTTCGACAAAATATTGGAAAAAAAATGAGCCTTTTTGGTATCAGAAATGAGCCTTTTGGGTATCAGAAATGGAAAACAGAAGAAAGAGGGCGAAAATGTGGACACAATCACCGAATGTAACCAAAAGTATGCCGATGCTTTTGCAAGGCTGCGGGAAAAACACGGCGTGACGATTCAGGACGTGGCGCGAAGAAGTAAAATCCCGCTATCCACGCTCAAACGCACTTTGCAGGGCGAAACAGGTACGCCCATGGCGACGTATGAAATGCTTGTTACCCAAGGCTTAGACGCGACAATGCATGAATTTGTGGACGAGATTTACGGGGCCGTGCCGCAGGCCGAAGAGCCTACACAGAGGTACACCGCCGCCGTCAGGCTGCTGCTTGCCGAAAAGGACAGGCGTATACAGCAGCTTGGCAAATGGCTTCGGCGGGCGGTGATATACAGCGTAAGCGTAACCGGCATATTGATAGGCTTTTCCCTATATGACGTGCTCAACCCCGCCGTGGGGTGGCTTAGGCGGCACGCAGAAGCCGCGCAGAGCATGAAAGGCTCGATTTTGTAAAAAGACAGGAGGAAACGACATGACAAAAAAGCTTGCGAAAGTCCGCGAGAACAAGGGCAAGGCCGTGAACGCGCTGCCGGTGGATTTCGTGGCGCTGGACTTGGAAACAACCGGGCTTGACCCGGAATGGGATAGCATCATAGAAATTGGCATGGTGCGCGTCCGCCGCGGCGAGGTAGTGGCGGAGTATAGCACGCTTGTGAACCCGGGCATGCCGATAGATGATTTTATCGCCGAGCTGACGGGCATCACAAACGATATGCTTGCAGCCGCCCCGGCGCTGCCGGAGGTGCTTCCCGCCGCCCGTGACTTCTTGGGCGACGATATAATTTTAGGCCATAATATCAACTTTGATATTAATTTTATCTATGATAATTGCAAGTACCAAGGCTTGAAGCCCGTAAGCAATGGCTATATAGACACCATGCGCATATCGCGGCGAGTGCTGCCCGACTTGAAGCACCACAGGCTTAGGGACATTGTGAACGCGCTCGGCGTTGACCACGCGCAAGCCCATCGCGCCATAGGTGACTGCCATGCTACGATTGACTGTTATAAGGCATTGCTGGCACATATAGACGCGGGCATAGGCAGGGACGATTTCACGGCGGCGATGGCAAATCATAGCAGCACCCGCCCAGACTTGCACGCACTTACGGCAGACGGCACGGCGGTGGACGAGCTGCACCCGCTATACGGCAAGCATTGCGTATTTACTGGCACGCTTGCTAAAATGGTGCGCCTGGACGCAGCGCAGGCCGTGGTAAATGTCGGCGGGCTGTGCGACAACGGGGTAAATAAGGACACTAATTTTTTGATTTTGGGCGCGAGCGATTACAGCAAAATCAAAGACGGCAAAAGCAGCAAGCTTAAAAGAGCTGAAAGCTTAATCGCGAAGGGAGCGGACTTGCAGATAATATCAGAGAATGTATTTTACGATTTGATGGGACTATAAAAATTCCGCACGGTTGCCGCCGTGCGGAATGAAGAAAAGGGAGCGAGAAATGAGGAATATCTCGCCCTCATTATAGCATAAAATCACAAAGGGGGCAATGAAATGGCGAAGCAAAAAGATGGGCGCTACCGTGCAAAAATAACTGTAGGCACGGACGCAAGCGGGAAAAGCATAGTCAAGTATGTATCAGGGCGCACCAAAAAAGAATTGGAAGCGGCTAAGGCGGCGGCGCGGGAAAAGTACGTCACGGGCGCAAACGCCGTGCCGGAGGGAATACTTTTTGACCGATACGCGCTAAGCTGGTATGAGGTGTATAAGCAGCCGCATATAGGAGTGTCCGCGCAAATGTCATACCGCACGGCACTATATAAGCATATCTTCCCCGCGTTGGCGGGGCGAAGGCTGACGGCAATCACCACGGAGGACTTGCAACGGCTGCTAAACACCAAGGCCGACACGTGCGCGGCCATAATAGGCAATATAACCACTATACTGCGCGGGGTATTTCAGCGGGCGTATAGTCAAGGACTTATCCCGCGTGACATCACTGTCGGGCTTACAATCCCGTCCAAGCCCAAGGAGACGCGCAGGGCATTGACGGACGCAGAGACGGATGCGGTGCTGCGCCTGATGGACGAGGACGGCACGCTAATGCTTGCGCTGCTGTACTACACGGGTATGCGCTACGGTGAGGCATGTGGCCTGCAATGGCGGCACGTTGACTTCAAGGCGGGGACAATTCACATAGAGCAGCAGGCGGCGGGCAAGACGGGCGAGATAGATGCACCCAAAACGGATAAGTCCGTGCGGACGATACCCATGCCGCGCGAACTGGCTGACAAACTGCGCCCCGTGCGCGGTCTGCCACAGTCGTATGTAGTGCCATCCCCCACAGGGTCATATCAACGCAATGCGACGCGCTACCGTCAATGGGACGATTTGATGGCGCGGCTATATGATATCGCGCCGGAGATTGACGCGATTGAAAAGGGCGGACGGATGATATCGGTTATAACCCCGCATTACCTTCGGCACAATTACGCCAGTGTACTATATAACGCGGGCGTGGACGTGCTTTCCGCCCAAAGATATTTAGGCCACGCCAATGCAATAATTACGCTTGAAATTTATTCACACCTTTCGGCGCAGAAGGAAAAATACAGCGCAGAACAATTACAAGGGGCTTTTGAGAAAAGTTGCCGCAAAGTTGCCAGCCCCAAAGCGCACGGCAACAACGGTAATTAAAAAACGCCTAATTTGCTAAGAAAAAGCACCCATTTTTATGAGTGCTTTTCTTCTTTGGTATCCGGCAGCTACTTGGATTTTTTGCCCACCAAAGTACGCCATTGCGCCAAGAAGCATAGACATTTAGGCGTTTTTACAAAAAGTCGTTAGCGCGGGCGCACAATAAAAAGTTGCCGCAAAGTTGCCAGGGGTTGGTGTAAATAGGTTACGCCTTATACATCTCTTGATACCTTTTTACACGTTCCGTTTTGTCTATTTGCTTCCCGTGCAAATATTTGTACAGCGTCAGCATATCTGCGGGCGGCTCACCATGCTTGGCCTTGTAGTCCGATATGGCGCGGGCTACAAGGTCGTGCAGCATGGATGCGTGGGTCAGCTCCTGCCCCGATATGGTGTACAGGGTCTGCGCTACGGTCGGCATATCGTCCTTGACCGCAAGCGCCCACTTAGCATACTTTTCAGCGTCCGCGATTTCTTCGCAAATCTGGTCGGCTAAGTCGTTTATCAGTTTCATTGTTCTGCGTCTCCCTTCATATAGCGGTATATCTTGTCTATATCTTCGCGGTTAAGTGATATTTCTCCGATGGCGGGGATATCTATCTTGATTGCATCGTCCGCGTATGGCAGGACGGCGTTATATACCGCGTCAATGTCTATGCTTTCGCCGTCCGTGACATTCAGCACGGCCACGGCGGGGTGGTCTTTGTACTTTGCTATCAGGCCTCCGGCATTGCGGGCGGCGAGGGCGATATACGCCCCCATGCCCACTTTGCGCCAGCCCGTAAGTTTAGGCATAATTTCGCTATCTATGTAGCGCATTAGCCCTCTTTCGGCTTGCTGAACGCTTATCATTTGCCGCTGCCCTTCAAGTCGTGGCCGTGCCGGTAGATACGGTCACGGTCGCCTCGCCCCAACCGGGGCAGACGGAGCTGTTGGGTATAACCATCTTGGTCATGCCCAGCAGGGCGTTGATCTGCTGCTGCAAGCAACCGATTGTCGCGGAGTTCACGCCGTTGTAAACAAGCTGCTCTTTTTCAAACGCATTCAAGCGCTCACGATTGGCGTTGGCCTTGTCGTTTATGACTTCGTAGACCTCGACCAGCTTCTTATCCACGTCCGCCTGCGCCTTGAGAATCGCGTTTTCCTGCACGAGCGACAGCTCGTAGCGGCTTACGGGAGCATCGTCGCTGTTGCGGTGATTGGTCATCAGGCCGCTAAGACCGTCAAGCAAACTAATCGCAGTTCCGGCTATGCCAAAGCCGAGGCCGGTATTAGCCACTCCCTTTGATGCAAATTCTGCCATTTTTATTGTCTCCTTTTTGATATTTTGGATAGCTATCCTGCCTTAATTTTCGCAAAAATTAAGCCCCGCGCACAGGGCGCGGGGAGGGAATTTACCGGGCATTTAATGAGCAAAAATAATTTTTCAAAAAATCTGCAAAAACCCCTTGACGTAGGTATATACCTATGGTATAATAAGTCATACGATAAAGCAAGGGGCCAAAGCCCCGAAGGGAGTTAGAAATTATGAAGTACGATGTAACATTTTCATGCGGACACACTGCAACGATAGAACTGTTTGGATCCAGCAAAGAGCGCGAGCGCAAAATCAGCTGGTACGAGACGCACGGCGAATGCCCCGAATGCTACAAGGCCCGCAAGCAGGCAGAGCGCGAGGCAATCGATGCACAGGCGGCGCAGGAAAGCAAGGAAAAGCAGTGGCCCGAGCTGAGCGGAACCCCGAAGCAGGTCGCGTGGGCAAACACAATCCGTAAAGAAAAAATAGACGACATAATGGCCCTTGGCCCCGACGATGATGCAATGCGCTGCATCACATGGATTGTAGAGACCTTCACCGCCGCGAAATACTGGATAGACAACCGCGATAGGTCACTGCGTGGCGAATGGGGTCGAGAAGTAATTAACGCCTATAAAGCAGCAAAATAAAGGAGGAAATCATGAAGTACGAAATGGAATACGCTTGTGGGCATACCACTACGGTGGATTGCACGATGGACGACCGCGACCACATGCGCGACTTGATAGGCCGCACATTCTGCCCCGATTGCTGGGGTAGGATGTGCGCAAGCGGAGATTTTGTACCGATGCGCATGAGCTGCGCAGAGCGCGACGATGATTACTGGTCATGCAGAGCCAAGCCCGATAGCTATGACAGCGAGACCGATACCATAGTAGTCAATGTACATAAGGATTTGCTACGAGAAAAAGCCGAAATAGCCGCGCTGAAGGTATCGAGTGCGGCTATAGAGGGCATGAGCGAGGTGCGTGCGGCAGGGAAAGCATGGGACGACTACAAGGCCGCAATCAGGCATTGGCAATTTGTAGACCATTGTGGATGTGAAAGACCGGAAGAGCCCGTTGTGAAAATGGCAGAGATAGAATCTAAATATCCCCGAGCAGCTGCATTTTTTACTGCGGAAGAATTTACGCGGGGTGTCGATATAGATAAATGCGCCGCGGGGCGCAGGGCGATGGAAAAGATTTTGCGCAGCGAGGACTATGCCGAGGCTATCAGGGACATGGAAGCAGAGTGGGAGCCCTGGCCAGCGTACAGCAAACTTGTGGAGCGGATGAAGAAATGAAAAAAGAATTTGAGCGGCAAGCCCGCTACGACAAGAAAAGCACCAAGGGCATATACCTTAAGCTTAACATCGGCACAGATGGCGACATCCTCGCCCGTCTTGCCGATGTGCCCAGCACGCAAGGATATATCAAGGGCCTGATACGCGCCGACATAAAAAATAAAAAAATCTGCAAAACCCCTTGACGTAGGTATATACCTATGGTATAATAAGTCATAAGATAAAGCAAGGGCGACAAGCCCGAAGGGAGAAAAAATGAAGGTTTACAAAGCGATTGAAGGCACCGAGACTTATGAGCAGTATGGCGAAGATTTTATCCCCATGTGGCGGGTAGCAGAAAAAGACTTCCCCCGCAGCGAAGTCCGCGCAGCTACGGCAGATGAGCTTATAGCGGCCATAGACGACGATGCCGAATGGGAGCCGAATCTTGTCGAGGCGCTGTGCTTTGAGCTGGATATAGACATTGACAGCTACGAGGACTACGAATCCGCCTATGACGCGGCGGTAGCCAAGCACGCTGTCGAGGCGCTGAACCGCTAAAACGCAGAGGGCAAGGGGCTGAAGCCCCAAAGGAAGGAGAGAAAAAATGGGAAAGAGATATTATGCAGTACAAGTCGGTGACTATTACGGCAGCGAGGAAGGCTCGACCGTAAAGCGTGAAGCAATGAGGATGGCGCGCAAGGCGGCCAAAGAAAACCCAGGTTACGAGGTGCGCATAGCACTTTGCACGGTCGATGATGATTTTGTTGACGATGTGATATACATCCAGCGCGGTTGGTCGGGGGATAGGTCGCTGTGGTCGCCCGAAGAAAAGCCCGCTAACCCCTGCAAGTTTTAAGCCAAAATTGGGAGGAACGGAAAAATGGAAGCGAGAATGCCGAGAACAAAGGCCGCGTTGATGACCTTGGCCGAAAAATACAACATGGAATTTTTACGCCATTACATTACGGACGAGGGCTACGGGGTATATTGTGTATCGGATGAGCCGATACCAGAGTTGGACGCACTGGCAGACGACCGCCAATGGAGCGATATATGGGTGCTTGATTGGGTTGACTGGAATAACGCCCCCTATATCTACCGGATATTTTGCCCCAAAAGTTGGATAAATCTCTGGGGGTGGGTATAATGCCCGCCCCAATAACAGACGAGCCGGAAATATTGCTGGATAGCACGGTGGCGATGACAATAGGCATATGGGCGACAGGTGGCAGCATGAAGCAAGTCATGCGCAAACTTGGGATAAGCATGCCCAAAGTCCGACGTATATTAGTAGACAACGGCCTAATCGACACGGAGGAATCACTATTGTATGCAGATGGGCATAGTCCCGCCGAAATTGCCCAAATGATGAACAAAACAAAAAACGCCGTACAAGGTCGGTTGCCATACCAAAAGGGTATGTACAACAAGGACAACCCAACGACCAACGCGCTAAGGATTAGGGCTTGCCGCATAAAAAAGGCGCGCGAAAGCAGATGCAAATAATTGCATCAGCAAAGCCCCGCTATAATGGCGGGGCTTCTGAAAAAAGAAAAGCGTGCATATAGCACGCTTCTCGTCTTTTTGATCCACACTCGCCCCACGAACGTAGGAAGCGAGGACGCTACACATTGTGTCATGTGCAGCACCACAACTAAGTGATGCCATTATATTACTACATCATCCGCTATGTGTCAACCCCCAAAAACAAAAAATAAAAAGCCCCCATCAGGGGGCATATTTAATAAGAGTTTTTTCCGCCGCCCTGTATCGGCGGCGGATTTGGTCATACTCCAGCGGCGCATCTGTGTATCGCGCCTGATACTCTGCTGTCAGGCGGTCATACGGCACGCCGTCCAGCAGGTGACGCGCCACAAGCCAGCGGTCGCGCTCGCTGAAAATCCGCTGATAGATTATCCCTTCCCACTCAGCGCGGGATAGGGTTTGCAAAATGCTTTTGTCCACCACACAGGCCGGCTTCTCATCGGCCTATCACCTCCGGCAATTTTTGTCGCAGAGGGGCGGCGGCAATTTTACTTCTTATCGCGGGCTATCGCGTCATATGCGCCATTCGCGGCAAGGGACACAACCACGGCATTTATCACGCACAGCGCGCCTGCTTCAAGGGTCAGGCCGCCCGTGAAAAAGGTCGCGGCTATAAGCACCACAAGCGCGATTGCGTAGCTTGTAATGCGGGTGGGTATTTTGTCGATGGAGCCCACACCCTTTATAAGCTGTGTGATAAGGCTGGTAGCGAGGGTCGCCCCCGCGTAAGTCAAAAGCACCGCCCAAGTAAAAAATTCGTTCGTCATGTTTATCTCCTTTCAATTATGTGCTGTAAAAGTTCTGCACGGGCGTTTTTCAGCCCGTCAATTCCGTTTCCGTCAATCTCGTGATTTATCAGTGCCACAAGTCCGGTTATGATGGCCTGATTTGTGACTTCCTGCCGTTCGAATTTCACGTTGATTTCCTCGAATCGCTTCAAATCGTTTGAATCATGCTCAAGCACTTTATCAAGCTTCTCCCGCATAGATAATGCGGGGGCTATGATTTCCCTTACCGCCTTTATGCCCTGCGCGATAAGCACGATAGCCCCCAGTATTGATGCACACCATCCCCACCATTCCACGGGCTAATCCTCCGTATGCGCCGTTGCAAACGCCTTTACAGCCGTCATTGTGGCCTTGCCACAGATTCCATCGGCCTTGCCGCAATCGTAGCCACAGGCGTTCAACGCGGTCTGCATGGCCTTGACAGCTTCGCCGCGCATCATGGGCGATGTCAGCTTAAAGACGGTTGGGGCGGTATCCTCGGCCAGCGCGGGGTGTCTGCCCTGATGCGTCCAGCCGCCGTAAGACAGATGGCGCATCACTACGCCGGCGTCACGGCCCTGTGCCTCTATCACCATGCCGCCGCCGACATACACGCCCACATGCCCCATTTTGCCCTTTGCGAAGCTGTACCTAAATACCAAATCCCCCGGCTGCATCTGCCATGCGCCCAGCTTGCCCTGCTGCTTGCACTGCCTGTATAAGCCTTGGGCACTTGTGTCGCCGTCAATCAGCCCCTTGATATCGCGAAGCCAATGAACGATAAGGCCGCTGCAATCAAAGGCGTACAGCGGCGTTTTGGTGGCTTTTTTGATGTATGTAAGGGCGCGGTCAGCCTCGCGGCGTGAAGTCTCCTTGCGCCGTACCCATTTTTCAAGGTCGGCGCGGTTGTCTACCCTTTCGCCCTGTGCGCCCCAGACGTAAGCGTCTCCCAGATGGCTATTCAGGTATGCAATAAAATCATCTATTTTCTTGCCCATACACGCACCCCCAAGGCCAAAGCCGCCAGTATCATCACAAATCCTATATACACGGGCGCGGATCCGGTCTGCGGCAAATCGGGCGTGCGCACTACTACACCATCAGCACCCCATACCGCCGTAGCTTCGGCTTTGACGTGCTGCCCAAGATTTGTCACAAGTGCAGCATCGTCCATGTATACCCTGCCCGCGTAGATATCATCAAGCGTCATATTCAGTGCATTCAGCTCGCGGGTCAGGTCGCTAAGGCCGCCCGCTATAGACACATCTACCGCCACGCCATTACGGCGGGTGAAGGTCAGGCTGCCTATGGTCACGGTATCCCCGCTTATGGTCACGGGCTTGCCGTCATAGGTCAGCTCCGCGAGCGGGGTTGTATACTCGTACACCGCCCGCACGGCGGGGTATGTGCCTGTGACTATCGCGGCGACTACATTGCCGTCAAGATATAGCACGTCCATATCCGTAAGATTGATAGTACCCTGCACGGGGTTGCCTTCGGCATCCAAAAATTTTGCCGTAAAGTACACCACCGTGCCCACCGTAGCAGCCTTACCCGGTGCAGGGGTATAGGCCGCGCCGCTTGTGGTCGCCACCTTGTCCAGCTTGGTGACAGTCACGGTGTAAGTCGGGGGCGGATTGTCGGCGCGACCCCAGCCCATAGCCAGTGCGCCCGTGCATACGCACAGCAGTACAACAGCAAGTAGCATTGCAAAGTATCTTTTCATTATTTTTAGCCCTCCTTCGGCTTTATAATCTCTCTGATAGTCTCCAAAAATGCCGCCAGCTTTGACACGCTCGGCAGCCCCGTCATGTCATCCACTGCCTCGCGGATGCGGTCAAGCTTGGCTTTCAGCTCGTCCCGCTCCATGCGGTCAGCCTTTATCCTGCGGTTGTACGCAAGGATTTTTTTGCGCAGTTCGTCCGTCATTCCGTTGCCCCCGACAAAAGCATATTTAACGCTTCTTCAAGCGTTGCAATCCTTTCTTCCGGTGTGAGTTCGGGCGCGGGCTGTTCTGCCGCAAGCCGCTCAAGCTGGGCTATTTCTTCCGCGGTCATATCGCGGATTATACCATTTTCACATATTTTCATGCTCTCACCCCATACAGCCAGTATTTACAGCCTGCCCCAAGTGTTGTGCTACCCATATTTGCGCCGCAATATATGTTGTTTATGTTATGCGTTGCTACCCTGTTGGCGATATATCCGCCTGGCTTGGCACGATACGTTGCCAAGCGGACTTGGCAGTCATTACTTGTCCATTCGATTGTGCTCGCCGCCATCTCAGATACCAAAATTGGGGCTACACCCATAAAGTATGTATATGTCATGCGTACAGTCGGATTTGCACTCGCCAAGGGCTGCTCGACAAAATATCGGTCGTAGTCGTTATAGCTATTATATCGTGACGCCCAAACCGAAATGAACTGGCCGTTATTGCCAGCCAAAGGCCCGTCCACTAATAGCTGCGCGGCCTTTAATAAAAAAGTTTCGCCGTTGGAATCTTTGGTGATACTAAGGTTTGCCGCTTCGGCTACTTCGCCCGACGCAATCAGCTCCCACTCGTCGCCGCCTCCGCTCGGCATATTCACCGCTTCCCATTCGGTCGGTTTGCCGTCCTGCACAGTCTTTACCTTGATTATCTGTCCGGGGGTGGCGGCAGTCAGGCCGAGGGATATAGCCGTATCAGCCTTGGCAAGGCTTATCTGCACATCGTCCGCAAGGTCGGATTTGGGTATGCCGGAGGCGGGTTTGGTGTACGCCCCGATATTCTCCCGCGCCTGTGTCTGCTGCTCATCTGTTAAGGTTTGCGGGGTGTAAGTCACGGCGTCGGCAGTGCCGCCGCCGCTTTTAGCCGCCTCGTTTATCGCCGCCACAAGGCTGCTTTTGTCTTCGGTAGTCAGGTCGGCAAGATTGCCCATGTCCGCGCGGAGCTGCTCCTCCACCGTCGGCGGGGTCGTGGGGAAGGGGTTGCCTTCCGTGCCGCCTGTCGGGGCTACGCTGATGTGCGCCACGTTTGTGGTAATACGCGGGATTACTTCCCCGTCCCGTGCGGAGTTGCCCACAAGCCACACGCGCCAGTCGCCCGCCGAAAGGTTAAGCTGCTGCTTAGCGGTTATCTCCCCGTCTGTCACGGACACTTCATGCACCGTGCAGCCCTGCCCAAACATTGCCTTAATCTCGCGCCCTGTCCAGTCCTCCGTTTCACACACCACTTTTGCGGTAAGGTACTGCACGGATTCAGCGGCAAGGGGGAGATATTCGGCGGTCAGAGATTGGTGGTTGGCGGTTAGGGTGATGTTGTAGGTCATGTGTCCTCCTTATCCGTTGGTCAGCTTGGTGCGCGTGCCCGTGCCGACCTGATACCACAGGGCATTATTATATTGTGCCCATAGCTGTATATCCTTCGCTTTGTCATTGGGGGCAAAGGCATTTTTCAGCTTGGCTGTCCGCAGCGACGTTATACTTATGCTGATATTCGCGCTTCCGTCAAAGTTCGCCGTTCCCTCCACATCGCCCGTCAGCTTGATTTGTCGGGCAGTACTAAGCTTATTCGCGCTGCCTGCGGTGTTTGCCGTCCCTGCATTGATTGCCTTTATTGGTCGGCCTACCACATATTCAACGACATATGTGCCGTTATCCTCCAAAATTCGCACGCGGTCGCCCGCGTTAAAGACTACTCCGCTGTTGACCTTATAATGCTTTTGGGAATCGCTGCCGTCGTCAAATGACAGCGTTACACCATCATCATGCACGGCTTTTATGGTTGCAAAATTCATTCCGTTATCCTCCTTGCTTTGTGCTGCATCTTCCCGCCCGCACGCAGTTCCATGCTCCACGCAGTTTCTTGGTAAATTTCATTTATGCCAAGCACGTCATGCTCGAATTGATACACGTCCTTATAGCCATGCATGGGCATAAGCCCCGTGGCAAAGTCTATGCCGTGCAAGTCCGCCTCGGCTTCGATGGCACGGCGGCGCACATATGCATCAAGCTCCGCCTGTGTGCTTATGTCGCGCAGTTCGATTACTTCCGTCACCAGTTGCCTGTTTTTGGTGCTTAATGGCGACTGCGGGTCGGCGTTTTCATACATTGCCCACATGGGCGCGACTTCCGGAGATGATACATAAGCGATAAATCTGTTTGGCGTGTCGAAGTAGTCTACAGCCTCCTTAGCCTCGCCCATTATCACGCTGTCCTGCTTGGTGCTGTACTTGTACGCAATGTCGCTAAGCTCGATATCTCGCTGCTTGCGCGCGATAAAGATTCCGTTTGCGTCGGGGTGTATGGGCGTGTAATTTATTGCCGCCAAAAGCTCATTGATTATGTCCAGCCGATAGGCGCCGGGGGCGTACTCGACCGCCTCGGCAATGGTGTCCTCCGCGCCTTCGATGTTCGCGCGGGTTATGCCCGCGCCGTACAACACATTAAGTACTATGTCTGTATAGCGCGTCCCTGCCGGATAGTATAGCCGCGTGGATATGCCGTCCGTCTTTAGCAGTTGGTTAAGGTCGTATGCCTCCACCGTGCGCGATACCGTCTTTGCTTTCGCCACGCGTTCCGGCGACGACAACACAAATACCCCCAGCGGCCATTCCGCCCATGTATCACCCATGCGCAGCCCAAAGACGGGGCGGACACGCGCGCTGAGATAGTCTATTCCCTCGTCGTGCATTTCAAAAGCGGCAGTACGCATTATCGCACTGCCGCTGTCAAAAGTTATAGTTCCGCTGGATACGGTCGTTATGTCGCGCTTGTACTGCAAGTCGCGCCCCAGCAGTTCGTAGCGCACGCGGATTTGCCGCGTGGGTGCTACAAGCGCCGCCTGTATCTCTGCATCCGTATATCCTGCCCGTGCAAACTGCATCATACTACCTCGCTATATTCGACTTCGTTTATGATAAACGACAGATTATATATCATGCCGTAGTAGTCCGCGGGCTGGTCGGAGGGGCTTATGCACACGCCGTACATTTTCATGCGTGCATTTCGGTACAGCACTGTTTTGCGCTGCCGTATCACCCGTTCAAGCGCCTTGTATGCGTCCTTGTCATTTGTGGCAAAGGATACGCTTATGCTCCTTTGCGCTATCTGCCCAAACTCCGCCACGGGCTTTTCGCGGCCCGCGTATTCCATCATGCTAACGTCGTAGTCGGTATGGTATCTGTCCTGCACATTGTAGCGCACTTCAAACGGATGCGCGGGGTCGTCCACGGGCGTAAGCCATCCCGTTGTCAGCTCAAATGTCGTGCGCTGCTGCGCGCCCTTGCTTTCGCCGCTATCACTTACAGCTATGACCTTATATCGCACTTCGCCATCCATCACAGACCAGTCCTTATATTTTTTTGTCGTGGTGCTGCCGATGCGAATAAAATCCGCGTCGCCGGGGGCAAAGCGGTATATATCGTACCGCAATATCCCTGTCTGATTGTGGCTTATTATTATTTCAATGCCATCTTTTTTTTTTGAAAGAAAGAAGCTTGGCGTGGTCGGGATTATGTAATTTGCCGTTATAGCATCCTCCGCCCATGCGCTGTAATGCGCCGCCTCGTCCCGTGCGGATACGCGCACGGTGTACTGCTCCCCGTTTTCAAGCGCGACAGGAATGTCGTAAAATTGGTCGCTGCTCTCGGCGGTGATGTCCACTATGTAGGTCGCGCCCTTTAGGATTTGCACCTTGTATGCACTCTGGGCAAAGGTGGTTGTCCATATCAAACGCGGTTTTGCCGATGTGAAAACGCTTGTCACTATACTTGGCGCGGTCGGTGCCGTGCCGTAGTATGCGTATGCCTGGTCGCTGTAATCGCTGGGCGCGTCATCTGTGTCTATGGTCTGCACGCGCCAGTAAAAATTACCGCTGGGGATTTTGGCAATCGGCACATCGGCATATTGGTTGGTGCTTGTCGCGGTGATGGTCTCCCACGTCAGGCCGTCACCCGATATTTGCAGATTGTAGCCCTTTTGCGGCAGATTGCTCTGCGGGCTGGGGTTATGCGCCCAGATGAAGCGCACCACGCCACCGCTCGGCGCGACCGCCTCGCCCAGCACAGGGCTTTTTACGGTCGGGATTTGCGGGCAGTCGGCAATTACCGTTTCTATGTAGCTGCGGTTTGATAGTTCCTGATCGGTATAATTCGTCCAAAAATGTGAATAGAAGTCATAATAATATAGGCTATCGGCTGTATACTTATATGCTATTTTTGCCGGTATCCTATTATCTGTCGGGTTAGATATCGGGGTATATGCCGACATCTGCGCAAGATATATACTGCCATCGCTCGGTATGTCATATCCTTGCGGCAGGTCGAGTGTCATCCAATCTCCACTTGCCACCGTGTCCGGTAAATCATCATAGCTTTTTACGATGTTTGCGTATCCCGCAGTATACTGCATGGCCGCAAACCCGCGTGCCGGGATTGCAGGCGTCGGGTATATATATACGTAGTCAGGGTTGCTTGTTGTGTCTTGTATTGTATAGCCGTCTGGCGGAGTCGTGCTCTTGCTGCGCTTTGTTCCGTATTGTTCGTAAGCTGCACCAACGTGCAGCTTTACGGCGTGGGATATTGCCTTCTTTCCTGCGGGAACAATCAGCCCGCTATAATCAAGCCTTGTTATCCCCCTTGCATACTTTTGGCATTGTTCGGCAGAGCCGTCTACCCGGATTATGTTGTCTAACCCTGTGCCGCCTGTAAAATATGTCTTTATGGTTGTTTTTGCCATTACTTCGCCCTTTCTGCCTGCCTCGCGCGTTTGAATGTTGCCGTCATTGCCGCCACGGTTTCCATGTCGCGCGATTGCACGGTCAAATAATAATTATTCGTGTTGCCCATGTTGCGGCTGTCCTCTGCGCTGTATACCCTGCTGCCTTGCGGCAGGGATACCAGCTCCGGCCCGCGTTCGCCGACCCACGTCAGCCCGCCGGGCCAATAGTCCGTGCCGTCCGCGTTGCGGCCTATGTTTTTGCCAAAGCCGCCGCTCCACGCGCGGGCACTCGCCCCCTCGTTGCTAAAAACCTTGGCAATATTTTCGCCGTAGCGCGTAAGGTTGCTGTCGTCAAAGCCTTTGCCGCTGATAAGGTTAAATAGCTGCTTAAAAAGCTCTATCACTATGGCAATGGTGTTGGCTACTATGGTCAGCGCGTCGGCCAGCACGCCCAGCGCAAGCGCAAGGGTTTGCAGCACAGGTACGCCATCCTCCGCCGTGCCGAAAAGGACATCAAAAAGCGGCTCAAGCGCGGATACCACGTCAAGCAGCGCGCCGAAAACCTCCAAAATGCCTGAGCCCTCGGCGGCTTCTTGCAGCCGCACGAAAAGGTCAGTCCCTTTTTTCATTAGATTTTCGACTGCCGGGGCCATGCCGACGGCAATTTGATTCTTGAGGGCTTCGCCTGAGCGGTTCATGCGCTGTAGCTGGTCGTCAACCGCGCCTAAAGCATCTAATGCCTCTTCGCCCATTACATAGCCTACATCGTGCGCCTCTTGGGTGAGTTCGCGCAAGCCGTCGCTACCGGCTTTTATCAATGGGTTTAGGTCGCGTGCGGAACGCCCGAAGATGGTCATTGCTATCGCGTCGCGTTCCGTTTCATTGCTTATAGCCCCAAGCGCGTCTATTGCATCGCCAAAGACATCTTGTGCATCGCGCAGCGTGCCGTTCGCATTTTGCACGCTAATGCCCAGCTTGTCAAAGGCTTCCGCTTGCTCTTTGCTGCCGCGCCGTGCCGCATCCATGCTCCTTATCATTTTTGCTTGGCTTGAAGTCAGCGTATCCAGCGATACATCCACAAGCTCGGCGGCATACTGATACTCTTGCAGCGCTTCGGCAGATAGCCCCGTCACCACGGATTGCGTAAGTATTTCGTCCGCGTATGCCGCTGATTCTATAGTCAGGCTTATAAGCGCTTTTTCGGCTTCTATAACTGCCGCGGCCACTGCAGCAAAGCTCCCCGCAAGCACAAGTGTCTGCGCATCAAGGTTAAGCATCCCGTTAAGGGTGTTGGTCATTTCCTTTGGCAGACTTATGCCAAACTTCCCGCCGATATCGTTCAGCGCGTCGCCAAGGTCTTGGGTGTTTTCTTCTGCTTCGCTTTCTTCTTGTCCAAAGTTTTCTACGGCATCCTTGCTTTCTTCAAGCGCGCGTTTTTGTTTCAGCAGGGCGGTTTCGGTTTCTTTTACCGCTTTAGCCATGCGCATAGTGCGGTCATCATTTTCGCCGTATACTTCTGTCAGCTTTTCTAATCGTTCTTGTTGTAGTTTTTGCTTTTTCGTCAGCTCGTCTACGACTTTGTTTAGATTTTTGTTTGTGGCGGTCAGCGCCTCAAGGCTATCTTCATTGCCCTTATATTGCTCTTGCAGCCTTTTGCTTTCGGCATTTAGTATATTTAGGCTGCCGTTTATGTTGCCAAGCGCTTGCCTATACTCTTTTTCGCCCTCCGCGACAAATCGTGTTCTTACATCTGGCATCGCTTTACACTCCCAAATACTCTGCAAGGCTCACGGGCTTTTCGGCTTTTTTCGTCTTGCCTATCTCTTTATACGCTGTCAATATTTTCGCTATGCGGTATGGCGTTGCAGTTGCCCAAAAATCACGCTCGGGCAGCCGTAGCGCCATCACCCACACAGCAAGATACCATGCAAAATTCAGCGGTTCGCCGCTGTCTCCGTTTTTTTTTCTGCGTCCTCGCTTTTCAGCGCGTCGGTCACAAGGGGCAGCACAACGCCGCTTATATAGCCCAGTTCGCTTATGGGGATTTCGCGGCCTACCTCGCGGACGGTCAAATCGTCGTCCGTAGCGTCATTTATCATCGCCGTCAAAAATGTCAGCGTTGCCCGTATGGTGCTGCCCTTAAAGGCGCGGGATATATCGCCGCCGTAGGCTTCTTGCACGTCCGCCAGAACGTTCATGTTGCAGCACAGTTTTATTTTTTCTCCACGCCATTCAAACGGCGCGGTTTTAAGTCTGATGTCGTCCATGCGGCCTCCTTACGCGCTTGCGCCAAAACAAGCATTTATCCACGCTATGGCATTGGCGGCATCGTCAAGCACGGCCACCTCTATGATGTCCTGCGTTTCCGCGTCGCTCGGCAGGAACGCTCCCGTTGTCGTCGGGGTCTGAAATTGTATGTTTTCGCCTTTGGTCTGCAAATTCATTGCGGGCTGGCCGAAAAGCACTTTGTGTACAAAGCAAGCCGTTACCTTGTTCGAGCCGTCTCGCATATCGGGCGCATAAAAGCCAAGGCCGACGTACTTGGACGTGTCCTTCGCTGTGGTCAAAAGGCTTTTGGTCGCCGCGGTAGATATGGTGCGTGATTTTTCGGTTACGCCGAACATTAGCTTTTGGGCATCGTCGGGTATGTACTTCACGCCCGCGGATATTGTGCCGCCCGTTACTTGTTTCATGTATTCGGCGAGTTTGCCTTCTGCATATAGCCTGCCCTCGGCAGACGTAAGATTAAGCTGCACGGTCATAGCGTCGCCCATGCTTGTGGGGGTGTCGTATGTCACCGTGCCGCTTGCGTTTTTGTACTCGGCCACTTTCAGGCCGCGCAAGTCAAAAGTAGGCATTACGTAAGTCCTTTCTTTTTTAAGTATTGTTCTGTTTTTTGTTCTATCAGTTCTTCATATTCTTTGCGGGCTTGCTCTTCGGCCTCTGTCCAAAAGTGCGTACCGGTGTAATTCGACCGACCGTAGTTCAGGACGTATGCGATATAGCTGTTTGCCGTGCTCGTTGATTTTCTTACTCTTTTCCCCGTGGCCTTAACTTCGCTATATTTCCGCTCGTCTTTGTCTTTGCCTTTTGTGATTTTGATAGACCTTAGCAGTTCGCCCGTTCTGACGTGATGGTGCCGCGTTATGCTTTCCTCGATTTTTTTCTTTGCGATTTTGCCGCCATCCACAAGCAATTCGTCCACAAAGTCCGCTATGCCGTCCTCGGTCGCATGCAAGGCGTTTTGTATGTTGTCTATGCCGTCTACATACATCTTAGCCATATATACCGCCTATATGTGTCGCCGTCATGGGGATATGATATAGCCCCGTATCTGGCTCGTAGTCCTCGGCATTTACGGTGCAAGTCCATCCCGCCGCCTGCAAAAGTCGCTTGATTTCAAGCAGTTTCACCGCATACGGCACGGTCTTGGTGTAGTAGTCTACCGCGTACAGCACAGACGTTTCAGCCTCGGCTCCTTCGGCGTACAACGTTGTCGATTGGGTGATAAGCTGATAGGTCACGTACTCGGCTGCGTCGCCCATGTAGGGCGGGTGACATACGGTGTATTTGTCTTGCAGTATTTCCGCAATCGTCATGCCGTCACCACCCTTTGCACTTTGATTTCCAAAAATTCGCAGCGGTTGTTGACGTTGTTGATGCTTATCACCTCATACGGGTCCGTGTCTCTCTCCCGCCATATGCGGCTTTTGACCGTCACCAGCGACGAATAGCGCATGGTTATCGTTGCGGGTTCGCGTAAACGCAGCTCAGCGGCCTGGTATATCTCCGCGCCGTGCGCGTTAACCCACTTGCACCACACAGGCCGCGTAAATGCGTTCACAAATTCTTCGCGGCTGAAGCCGTCCCTTATGGTATATACGGGGTTTTTTACGGTGATTTTTGTTCGCATTTCGCCCGCGTTTGCGCGTGCCGCCATCAAAACCACCAGCCTTTGTATTGCCGCAGCATGGCCTGCGCCGCCGTGTCAACTTCGCTTGTATTTGCGGTTGTGACGGCCTCGCGGTTGGCGTACCAATGCCCAATCAGCAGCAGCATTGCCTGCCGTACCATAAACGGCACATACCCGCCCGCCGTGTATGTAATAGTAGCATTGGGTTCGTTGACCGTCACCGTTCCGCGCCGCAAGTCCGCTGTATACTCCACGGCTTTGCCGTCTACCGTCACGCTGTCAATACTTTTTACCGGGCAACGCGGCAGTTCAGTTGTTCCTGCCGCGTCCGTCAATGCGGTTATTTTCTGCGGCGCAAACGCGCGGCCCGTATAGTTTTCGCAGTATTCCCTCGCCGCAGCGATAAGCGGCAAAATTATCAGCATATCCTCGCTGTTATCGTCGGGGTTAATGCGTAGATGCATCTTTGCCGCGTCGAGCGTTACAGCCTCGTTTATTATTGTTTGCGTCAAAATTTGTGCCGCCATATCTAACCTCCGTTCTTACGCGGGGCAAAACGCCCCGCGTGTTCATCTTATGAGCCCTTAATTTTAAGGCGGGCAAACGCTTCGCCTACCACGGGCGCGCCGTCGCCAAAGTACTCGACCAGATAGCCGATTGAGTTATTCGGCGCATACAGCTCGTTGAGCACCTGTATATACAGGCCGTCGCCGTCGCAAATCATATAACCCGTCCTAAAGTCACCGTATACTGCGGCGTACTTGCCCGCCGTGTAGGTATTGGGCGCATATTCGCTCATGTACACCGGCGCTCCGAGCAGCCTGTCGGGCTGTCCCATCTGTACGGACGGCTGCCATATATACTGGCCGTCGCTGCCCTTGAGTTTGGCCAGCGTCTTGCACAGGTCGCGGTGCATCACCCAGGACGCATTGCGCGTATACTGCCCCTTAACCGCGTACTTGGTTTCAATCATATCGTCTGCGGTTATTGCAGCCGCGGCGCTTGTAATGTCGCGGGCTTCGGGTACTCCGTTCGCGCTTGCAACAAAAACGCCGAGCGGGCCGTTAGTACCCGCGCCGTTCATGTAGGCATTCTCCTGCGCGGCTTCAACCTTATAGAGTATCCTGTCAAGCACCGTCTGGTCGGGCGAGGGCGCATGCCGCATAAGGGTTCGGGATATCTTTATCAGCTTCGCAAGGCGCTGAGGCTTGAACTCCCTGCGGCCAAACGAAATAGTTGCTTCTTCGGGCGCTGCCGCAATTTCGGTTGTCCACTCTATGTCAGACGCGTCGGCGGTGAGCGTCGGGTAACCAAGGCTCTGCGCATTGCCGATAGGGCCGACAACATCACAGATCTGGCGCATAAACATATCGTCTTTTAGTCCGGCTATCAGCCTGTTCACAAACTCAACGGGGGCGGTCAGATAGCCCGCGTTGGCATTTGTGCCGAGGGTCTGCGTGGTGTTGCGATACGCAGCTATGTCGCCCTGGTCGCCCCTCAAGGCGCGGCCAAACATATCCACGATTTTGTTTTTTGCATTGTCCCGCTGTACCTCGGCCACTTCTCCGGCGGCACGCTCGCGTTCAAGCTGCTTCTGTTCGCGGGTTATGCTTGCGTTAAGCTTGTCAAATTCTTTTTCAAGCCTATCATACGTCGCCTTGTCATCCGCATTCATTTCCTCCGCATCATTGCGGTTCATCACTTCGCGCAGCTGGGCGGTTATATTCGCCCTCTCCTGCATCATCTCATAAATTTCTTTTGCCATTTCATACCTCCAACATTTTTAATTTCATGGCCTTAAACCGTTTACGCTGTTCCGCCAGCGCAGCGTTTGTTTTATCTGTTGTGGGCTGGATTTCTCCCCCATTATCAGGCTCATTTATATCGGGCGCGTGCTTATAGCGGGCAAAATACTTATCCGTGTTCGCGCACGCCGCTATTTTTTTATTCTCAATCAGCTCATCCGCGAAGCCCGCTTCTTTCGCTTCCTTGCCGCTCATCCACGTCTCCGCGCTCATCATGGCCGCTATTTCGTCCTTGTCCTTGCCCGTGCGTACAGCATATATGTCCGCAATCTGCCCGTTAAGGCGCTCAAGCTCGTCTGCGGTTTTCCGCAAATCCTCTGCGCCGCCGCCTGTGTATGTCCATGCGTTATGTATCATCAGCGTGGCGTTTTCGGGCATTTTTATGACATCACCCGCCATTGCTACAACGGATGCAGCGGAGGCTGCAAGGCCGTCTACATGGACGGTCTTTTCCGCCTTGTGCCGCCGCAAAATGTTGTAAATGCTGAATCCTGCAAAAATATCGCCGCCGGGACTGTTTATGTAGACATCAAGCGCGGATATATCCCCAAGCGCCGCAAGGTCTTTTTGAAATTGCGCGGGGGTCACTTCATCGCCCCACCATGAAATATCGCTTATTTCGCCGTACAAAAAAAGCTCACCGGCATTGTCGAGAGCTTTGAACTCCCAGAATTTATGCACCTTTCGTCTCTCCTTTCTGTGCGCTCTTTGGCGCGTTGAGTTTCGCATTTTCCAGCGGCAGCATATTGCCGTTGATAAAGTATATCTGTCCCAGCCCGTCGGGCAGCGGGTTCATGTCCTCAAGCTCGCGTATATCGTCCGCGTTCATAATGCCGTTCTGCCGCATCGAGTTATAATAGCTCGTCCGTGACGCAGTATCGCCGCGCAGGAGGCCGTTTGTGTTAAATTTATAGTAATATTCGCGCTGCTCTGCCGTTGTCAGCAAGTCGCGGTAAAGCGCTTGCTCTATGCGCACGGATAGCGGGTTTATGCAATCGCGCACAAATTCCGCGCTTTGCTGCTCGATGTTGCTAAATGTGGCCTTCTCCAAGTCCATGCACATATGCGGCGGCACGCCAAATATCCTGCATATTTCCGTTACCGCCCACTTGCGGCTGTCAAGCAGCTGCGTTTTCTGCATGTCCCTGTCCCACGGCTGTGCCGTGGAGCCGTTCTCTAAAAACATCCATTTGCCCGCATTCTCCACGCCCGCATAGTTGGCCTTAAAGTCCTCCTTGAAGCGTTCGTATGCGCTGTCTGATAACTCGCCGGGATAAGTTATATAGCCGCCCGGTGACGTGCCGCCGAATCCGCGCTGTGCATACTTTGTCATGCTGTCGTTTAGGCCAAGCACCCCCGCCGCTATGTCCATCGGGTCTTCCGGCGTTCGGCTTGCAAATCTAAACCCCGGTATAAACACAAAATCGCCATCCCTCAGCGTTTCGGTTATGCCGTCCGCCGTGGCGTATATGTATTGCTCCCCGTTGCGGCTATTGGTATAGACTTGCGAACAGTTTGCCGTGGGCAGATTTTTAAGCGCCGTTATTACTCCGCTGCGGTTGCGTACTATGCGCAGATATCCGCCGCGTGTCAGCAGTATGTTTGCCACAAGCATCTGCATCATTTCATACGCCGTCGTGGTCGGGTTTGGCAGTATATTTGTAATCTTGTATAACGGATGGTCTTTGGCCTTCTGCTTGCCGTCGTTACGGTCGCGGTACATATGCAGCGGCAGCGCCGCCATTGTCTTACTTATCAGGTCAACGCACCTGAAAACTGCCGCAACCTGTAATGCCGTATCCGCGCTTATGGAACACCCGTTGCCCATAAGGTAATCCTGCCATGCCGTATCGCTGGATACAGGCGGCAGTTTTTCTACACCTGCCGCGCGTATCTCAATTATTTTGCCGAATAGCTTGATTTTTTTCATTCCCACCTCATATTACGCGCAAGCCGCGCTGTTCGTATACGCTTCGTTTGGGTTCCAGTTTGACCGCCGCCGCCATTGCGTCTATAAGTGCGCACATGGGGTCAATTCGCTCGATGCTTTTGTTCTTCATCGGCTTTATGTTCTCATTGCCATCCTGCGCTACCACAACGTTGCCAAATGTCCACCGCCCGCACGGGTTATGCTCGTGCGTTATCTCGCCGTCCAGCATCAGGCGCTCCAGCTCCTTCATGGCGGGGGACATTCCCGCC